TTGATAAGACGGCGGGTGTTTCCACACCTGCCTTTTTTGTATATGGTACATTGGTAAATGCCTCCTATTTATTACCAAAAGTTATTATGACAACTTTGGAAGCAATTAACAAGATTAAACAAATGTTCGCTGAGGCGGGTGAAATGCCTATGCCTTCTGCTGAACCTCTCCAATCTTTTGCGGAATATACGCTGAAGAGTGGTGCTAAAGTAATGATTGACAAGTTAGAAGTCGGTGGTAAGGTTACACTGGTAGACGAGGGTGGCAACGAAGTTCCTGCTCCTGCTGGTGAACATGAACTTATTGACGGTTCTGTTATTCTGTTGGATGAAGCATCTGCCATTGTAGAAATCAAAGTACCTAATGTAGAACTTCCTGAAGTTCCTGAGGTTGAGATTGACACAAACAAGCATTATGAGGACAAGGACATGATGAAGAAGAAGATTGAAGAAATGCAAAAGCAACTTGATGAGATTAAGATGGCATATGATGCTAAACTTGCATCTCAAGAAGCAAAGTTCAGCAAGGGTATGAGTGATATTTCAGATGTTTTGGTTCAACTTTTGAACACACCATCTGCAAATGCAACTGAGCAACCAAAGGAAAAGTTTAATCAGCACGTTGAAAAAAAGGAAGATAAGATTAGCAGATTCCTTGATTTCGCAAAATCAATTAAGTAAAAATTTCTCAAACAAATAAAAAACAAATAAAATGAGTTTTTCAGTAGGAACATTGGCAGCCTATACAAAAGAGAACGAGGCACTACTTGTTGCATCTTCTGTACTTGGTAGCAAAACTGCATCTTTGATTAAGGATGCTGGAAACGTGATGGTAGGTGTTAAGTCTGCCGAAACCATCAACATTATGGATACAGATGCAATCTTCCAAGATGGTTCATCTTGCGGATTTAACGCATCAGGTCTGACTTCTTTCACACAAAGGACTGTAACAGTTGGAAAAATTAAGGTTAACGAAGCACTTTGCTTGAAAGACCTTGAAGCAAAGTACTTGCAGAAAGCACTCCCTGCTGGTTCTTCTTACGATTCAATGATTTACTCTGAAGAGTATTCTAAGCGTAAAGCAGAGAAAATTGCTCAGCAACTTGAGAAAACTTTGTGGGTTGGTGCAACTGGTAGCGTTGATGTAAACTTGAATAAGTTTAGCGGTATCACTACCTTGATTACTGCCGATGGTGCAGCAGTTGTAAATGCTAATAGCGTTGCTCTTCACGGAGTTGTAGAAACTGCAATCACTGATGCAAACGTAATCAGCATCTTTGATGACATCTACAAAGCAATCCCTGCCCAAGTAGTAGACAAGGATGATATCACTATCTTCTGTGGTATGGATGTTTTCCGTACTTACACTGTAAAATTGAAGTCTTCTAACTTGTTCCATTACAAGTATGATGAGGCTGCCAATGGTCAGTTCTTCCTCCCAGGTACTAACGTAAAAGTTATGGCGGTACAAGGTTTGAACGGAAGCGGTAAGATTGTTGCAATGAGGGTTTCTAACCTGTTCTTGGGAACTGACCTTTTGAACGAAGAAGAAAGATTTGAAATCTTCTATGCAAAGGAAGCAGACCAAGTTCGCTATGTAGCAGAATTCAAGATGGGAGTTAACTATGCATTCCCTGATGAGATTGTTAAGTTCTTCGTTTAAATAACATTGTAGGTGAGGGGTGGTTTCCATCCCTTGCCTTCATTATAAAAATTATAGGTATGTCCTGTGCACTTACACAAAATTATGTCTTAGACTGTAAAGAGTCAATAGGCGGGATAAAGGCGGTTTGGTTCATTCCATTCGCTGATGTTACTGCAATAACTGAAGCATCAGGCGTTGTTACTACTATCACAAAGGCAGGAGGTAAAGTATTTTACAAGTATCAACTTGTAAAGCAAACCTCTTCACTTACCGAAAACATTACTGCTTCTGTTGAGAACGGTACTGTATTCTATGCACAAGAATTGTCAATAATCCTCAATAAACTTCAAGCATCTACAAGAAACGAGATTCTCCTTCTTGCTAAGAATAATCTCCTTGCAGTTGTACAGGATGGTAATGACAAGTATTGGTTGCTTGGAAAGGTAAATGGTGCTGATTTGACTGGTGGTAATGGTGCGACTGGTACTGCTTTCGGAGATAGGAATGGTTACACATTGACCTTCACTGGCAATGAACCTGCACTTGCTCCTGAAGTTTCAAGTTCTATAATTGCAGGTCTTACTGCGTAAATAGGAAGGTTTAGAATTGAGTAGGGCATCCATATCGGATGCCTTTCTTTTTGGGCAAAAGTCAAGGCATTGCCTATTTAGATACAATGATACAACTGACACAAGGTTCAACTGAGTTCATTTACCTAACATTAACGGAGAAGCAGACACTGACTTCACCTAATTACCTATTCCGTTTTGTCAATAGGACTACACGGGATGAGGTTGCTTTTGTTTTGCTTAATGCTCTTGATGTATCACCTTTTAAGGATAGGTATAACAAGTTCAGCATCAAAGTACCTAAATACTTTAGTTTGGGTCATATTGGCGAGTATTTATACTACGTTTATGAGCAAACAAGTGCCTACAATGTAGACTATACTAAAGCGACTGGATTGCTTGAAGAAGGCATTATGAAACTGTCACCATCAACCACATTTGAGTACACACAACACGAGGTTGACAATACATATATTACAAGATGATGAATGATTTAGTCATATTAAATTTCCAAGAGGCAAGGCAACCCGAATATAGAGAAAAGAGGGGTAAGGGGTATATTGAATTCGGTGAAAAGAACGATTACCCTAACTATCTTTTGGCACTTTACAATAAGAGTGCTAAGCATAACGCTATCGTTAAGGGCAAGGTTAATTACATTATCGGGAACGGATGGAAAGCAGATGAGGCAGACCCGATAGCAGAGCAGTTCATTGCTCAACCTAACCAGTTTGAATCTTTAGCAGATTTAACAAGGAAGGTATCCATTGACATTGAAATCTTTGGAGGTGCTTACCTTGAAGTTATTTGGTCTGTTACAGGTGGGCAGTTAACTGATGTCTTGCACATTGACTATACCAAAATTAGGTCCAACACGGATAATACGCAGTTTTGGTACAAGAAAGATTGGAACGAGAGGAAGGATGAGTTGATACCTTTAATGGCATTCAATACGAAGGTCAGACAAGGTAAGCAGATACTTTACATTAAAGAGTATAGACCAGGTTTGGATACCTATGCTCTTCCAGGATATATGGGTGCGCTGAACTATATTGAATCTGATATAGAAGTTTCACGACACGTTCTTGGCAATGCTCAAACGGGTTTCAGTGCATCCAAACTTATTACCCTTCCCAATGGCGAACCTTCTCCTGATGAGAAGAGGAACATTGAGAGGAGGTTTACAGATAGGTTTAGCGGTAGCGATGGTAAGAAATTTATCTTATCCTTTACCACTGACCCTGCAAGAAAACCAATCATAGAGGACCTTGGTGCAAGTGATATCACAAAGGAGGACTTCACAAGGGTTGATTTGATTATACAGAATAACCTTTTTGCAGGTCATCAAATTACCTCACCAAGTCTTTTTGGAATTGCAGAACCTGGTCAATTGGGAAGTCGAACACAGATGAGGGATTCTTATGAGATATTTAAGAACACCTATGTAAACGATAAGCAACAATTCCTTGAATCAATATTTAGTGAGTTAGCGGTCTTAAAAGGTGCTACTTCTGAAATTAGCATCATACCAGTAGAACCTATTGGATATGAGTTAAGTGAACAAGCATTGTTGCAGATTGCTCCTAAAGAGTGGTTATTGGAGAAGGCAGGAATAGATGTTGCAAAATATGCACCAACTGAAGCAACTCAACCGAGTTTGAATCAAGAGCAAGTTGAGGTAAACGATAACTTGAAGAATCTAAGCGGTAGACAATACCAACAATTGATGCGAGTTATTCGCCAATTCTCACAAGGTAAGATATCCAAAGAGATTGCAGTAACTATGCTCAAATCGGGTCTTGGAATGACCGACAATGAGGTTAATGCAATGCTTGGCATAGATGATGACCCAATGACTGAGGACTTTAGTTTTTCTGCATTGGATGAGGACACTGTTATAGGCTTATTCAGAGAGGTTGGAGAACCAAAGAGTGATTATACCATAATCAATTCTAAGGCGGTTTTTAGCAGTCGTGATGCCTTTGCAGAGGGTGATTTGATAGACAAGACACTTGACAAGCAAATCCTTTACTTAATCAATAAGGATAATAAGATTAGCATTGATGACATTGCTAAGACTGTAAAGAAAACAAGAGAGGTTGTACAGGGTCGTTTGAGTTACTTGGTTGAATCGGGTGCTATTAATTATGACCCAAAGATAGAAGAGAGGAAACTGACTAAACCACTAAGCAAGTTGGTTGATGACATGGAGATTACAACCTTTGAGGTTAAGTATTCTTATGAGTGGAAACCTATTGTCCCAAGTTCACAAAGAGATACGCCTGAGCATCCATCACGTACCTTTTGCAGAAAGTTGATATCTGAGGACAGACTTTGGAGCAGAAGCGGTATTGAGATGCTAAGTGCAAGACTTGGTTATTCAGTCTTTGATAGAGGCGGTGGTTGGTGGGGAGATTCTCCCTCTTGCAGACACGAATGGAGAAGGAATGTAGTAGTTAAAAAGAAAAAATAATGAGCAGAAATATACTTTTTATTTCAGTTGATACGATAAAGGACAGAACAGGTTTACACGTTAACGTTGACCCTAAACTGGTCTTCCCTGACATCCTTTATGCACAAGATGCATATATCCTCCCTGCACTTGGTACGGCACTTTATGAGAAGTTACAGACAGGGATTGAATGCGGTGACTTGAACTGCGATGAGGAAACACTGCTGAACACCTACATAACACCTTGTCTTGTTTACTATGTTATGAGTGAACTGCCAATGGCATTGTCATACCAATTCTATAATAAGGGAGTTATAAGGAAAACGGGAGATAATCAAACCGAACCGAGTGCATCAGATTTGGCAGATGTTGCCAATAGGTATTCTGCAAGAGCAGAGTTCTACAAGCAAAGGTTAATAAAGTACCTAAAGCAAGAATCTCAAGCAAGTGCTAAGTTCCCCGAATACATAAACCCTGGCACTGGAGTAGATACCATTGTTCCTGACAATGATGCTTACACGACTACCATTTGGTTAGGGGATTACGATTGCGGTAGATATAAAACATTTGAAGAAAAATATCAAGGAGATATAAATCGTTGTTGTGGCGAATAAAACATATACTAAAAAGAACCAAGAGAAACTCCGTGTTTACCTTGAAAAAATAAAAAAGGATGACCCTAAACCAAATCATAAAGACAATAGAGGACTTGGGAAATGCCCATCAACAAATCAAGACAACATTTTACGGCAACGCTTTTGATTTTTTGAGCAAGGGTACGGATAATGTCTACCCTGCTTTATTCTTTGACCTAACGGGTGCATCCATCAATGGCAAGAGTTCAACTGTCAACTTCACATTGTTTTTTTGTGATAGGGTTCTACCTGAGCAATCAAACGAGCAAGAGGTCTTGTCTGACCAATTACTAACGGCACAAGATATCATTGCACAGTTGCACTTCAATGAGTTTGACTTTGTTCTTCAAGATGCGGTAACACTTGATTTCTTCACAGAAGATACTCCCGAATATTTGGCAGGAGTGAGTGCAACGATTGCTCTTGATTTACCATACTTGCAGAATAGGTGTGAAGTTCCAACAGACTACACATACCCATCATAAATCTATTTAAAGAAAAAGAAATGGCATCAGATTTTAGACCAGGAACGCTTGATATCCAAATGTGGAGAAATGACACATGGGGTCAGGCATTCACTATAACATCAAATTCATCACCCGTAAATCTATCGGGTTCAACTATAACAATCCAAATTCGTAAAGGATGCGGAGGTACTCTTGCGTTGACTTTAACAAATGGCAGTGGAATTACGATTGGCGGTGTAGGCAATAACGAAGTTACAGTTAGTAAGTTGATTGATATAGCAAAGGGAAACTATGTGTGGGATATGAATGTCGCATTTAGCGGTGGAGTTGTCAAGACTTACTTGACAGGTGATTTTATTGTTTATGATGATGTAACAAAACCTTAAAAAATGGGAATTGATGTCAATGCTATTGAGCAGACTGTCGTTGTTACGGCAGTAGGTGATGAAGTAAATGTGAATGTTATTGACCAACCCGTATTGGTTTCAGTTACCGACCAAATTATTGAGGTAGAGGCATCAGGTGGAACTGGACCACAAGGTCCTGCTGGTGCAGGTGTAGCAATCGGTGGAACAACGGGTCAAGTATTAAGCAAGGCATCCAATACTAATTACGATACAGTTTGGGTAGATGCAGGGGCAGGAACAGTATATTCCGTTGATG